CAGTAAGAGATGTCCAATCGCCAGCGTTAGTCAATACTAGCACAGGAAGATTTGGATGAGTAAACAATCCAAACAATCCATAGTTAGCATCACCACGCAACTTGATATCGGCAATCTTTAGTTCCATTGCTCTCCTGGCCGCTGCCGCCTTACGAGCATCTAGACCCTGACCAGTTTGCCGTGAGGCTCTTAGTTCATTTATATTGTAGCCATAACTATCACCAAGTGTTCTAACAGTCGTCATTCTGCTGGTAGCGCGAACGTCAGCGCGAGGTAGATCGTCAGCATAGTTAGATATAACCTTGGCCATACCCACCATGTCGAACGCATATTGCCAGACATTTTCTGCCCATTCAGGAACTGAAGTATCATCTGGGACTAGCCGATCAGCGTTGATGGCAGGTAGCTGACGATCATAAGTATTGGCGCGAATATAGTCAAGTTGTCGTGCAAGAAAGATGGTATCAGCATCTTCCCTGAAATTATTTTTGATGATCGGCGCATTCTGCAATACAGTAAGATCATCCTCACTGTAATATTGATGATCAAGAGGTCCAGGCATAATACATTCCTCTCATTATACCAAAGGATAGTGCAATTCGACAATCGCACCCTTGGTATATGTTGTCCAATCAACATTCAACAAGTCAATAGCGGCAGAACGAAATACAGCATTAGTAACCGCAATCGTTCCAGTAGTATTGAATGCTCCAGTAGCAGCAGTTACTTTCGCCGCAGCCCCATCAACGACACCAGTAGCATCATCAACGGCAACCCAAGCGCGACCACGAGTCAATACTGAGACGGCGTCATATTGACGATATCCACCATTGTATCCAATGATATGATCGTGAAGCGCAACACCAACGCAAAGTGCAGCAGAGGCAGCACCGGGCTTAATAGTTGCGGCGCCAGCAGCAGTTCTTTGCACTGCTACACCAACATTGATCAATGTTGATGCCGGAAAGGTATCAACATTATCTTCCATACTATCAGCCTTCATGCCAATGAAGGCAGGGGCCATATAGTTGGCATAAGCAGAACCCGACATTTATGCAGCCTCCTTCTCACCACGAATGCGACGCAACATACGCTCACGTGCGTCAGCTGAACTACCACCAGACTTATTCTCTGACGCATCTTGTTTTGTAGTTGTCTTCTCGCGTTGTCCTTTCGCGGTTTTACTTTTCTGCTCTTCATTGGCAATAGTTAGATCGTAAGCAGAATCAACATAATCATCCGACTTACCATCAAATCTAAGCTCATTGCCGAGCTTATTGATAATCTTTTCTTTGATAGAACGATCTGAATCATCAGCATCAAATTTAATAGAAAGCTGATTGGCTTTATCTTCAAGCTTAATACGATCACGAGCAATATTGCGCTCTTTATTGAGCGACTCTTTATGATCTTTAGTAGCAGCCTCCAGTGCGTTCTTCGCCGTATCTCTCTCGGCTTCCGCTTTATCAGCGCGACTGGTTAGAACGCTAATATCTGCCTCTAGCTTAGTGATCTTGTTGACTACTTCAGGCGCAGCAGGATATTCAATATTATCCAATCGAATTTTCGACAAAGTAACATCAGGCATATCATCCTCCACATCAAAAGAGACTAATTCATCCGCATCTAGTCGGATGCGAGCATTGCCGGCACGACCCTTGTTTACTACCGCAAGATGATTGTAAACAATATCACGTTGCACTTGGTCATACTTCTGTCCATTCCATTCGCCAGGAACAGCATCAATACGACATTCATATCCCAAAGACAATTCTCGTTTCGATCCTATTTTTTTTACATTGTGAATTACAATATCAGCAACTACATCATTATCCTGCTTTTCTCCTGGCCCCATGACGGATCCAACAACAATTCCGTCAAGGTTGCTGTTGGTATTAAGGATACCTCTATGTCCATCAGTGATGGGCATTCCTCTAATGCTAGTGAGACTATCAGCTTTGAACACTTCTTCATCTGGTCTATATTCGCGAATGGTTTTTCCATTGGCATCCTTGTATATAAATATACCAGAGCGAGTAATGACTGGCCGATCAATAATCCAGCCATCTTTACTGCGTTCAGCAGTAATTGTTATATTGTCATATCTATTAGGCATCGGCTTCCTCAAGTAATGACGCCTCAAATTCTACAAATTCAGGGAGAATGGGTTCGGCCCAGCAACGACATTGATAATCTTCACCGGGATGACCGGTTTCTGCTGGCGGATTATCCCAGGTGAATGTCTGATCTTCATTATCAGCATGCGTTTCTCTTACTCGTTCATCACCAACTGTTCTCCAAATATAGCTATCTACTCCCATATCAACTTGACGTTCCATCGTCAATTGGCCATTCAACTTAGCAACTTGATCTCTAGCAATCAACTTAGCGCGACTATCTTGAACATCAGTTCGATCCGACATTATATTGAATATTTCTTTTTGGGTATCTGCTAGATTAGTGCCTTCAATTAATGCCTGATTTACTTGTTCCGCAATTTGTCGTGAGGTCTTATCCGGTATGTCCTTAATCAAAAGAGCATTGTTTCTTGCCCAATTTGCCAGAAGAGCATTATATTTTTCTGGGTCCTCTTTAGTGGGATTGACACCATATTGAGACCGAACCAATCTAGTCCATTCTGCTTTATTGTATTGATTAGTTTGCGGACCAATACGAACCATTTCTTTGATAATTTGATTCGTTGGATCTCTCATATCGTCAGCGATACGTTGCATTACTCTATTGAGCTGATCTCTCCAACCTAATGCATCTTGGCGAATTTGGCCAGTAGGCAAATGAACAGCAGTGGCTTCTTTCGACATTACTTCTACATATGGCGACATATTCCGCTTCAATATCTGTTTGTATTTGTTATTCATCTTCAACAATATGCGGCGATACGCAAACTCCTGACCAATGGGATACTTCATCGGCACAATCTTAGGCCGCTTTCTAGGCATTTACTTCAACAATCATTACTCCTGGCGCCATTTCTATCGCCACAGATACAGCATCATGTCTAGTATCGACAGCATTATTGCTTTCCATTGGATCATATACTTTGATTGATTTCTTGGTCTTATCGAATGATACTATAATTTCAACCTTATTTTCACCATTAGCAGCATACCAAATAGGCACTAGAAACCGATTATCGCTTGCTTGATATACAACATAATCCATATTTTCATTCATACCGGATACAATAATATCCAATTTGCCAGGCTCAAAGCCGTGCTTATCCCCACGATCATGACATACGCTACATAGGTTCTTCAAAGCATCTGCTACTGGCCGAGGATCATTTGCGTGATTTTTCGGAAACAAACCGCAGAGATAGATTGTTCCATAGTCGAATAGAGCATACCACCATAGACCAATAGTGCCGTTTTGGGCACAACGCAATAGAGTTATCAAAGTATAGTATGCATCTCTTTCACCTGACCAACCAGATTGATCTGGTTTGTGCCCTTCATCATTGTATAGTGTTGGATGAAATTCTGTCAGGTGGATTGGTTTTTGTGCATATACACCCCACAATCCACCGATGTATTCATTGATGGAGGAACCAGTATTAGCAATATCAGGATTGCCAGGAGGATAATAATGCCCATTGCCGTGATCAAATTTAGTGTTAAGAGCATCCAAGTTATCTTGGTTTCCACAATAACCAGTTATCCATCCTTCTGGATGCGGCGTTCCAGCGACGATACTTGGTCCCATTACTTTGGCGTTCAAATGCTCAGACCACCATAGTTCATTTTGTATGTCTAGCGTTACATTAAATGGAACTTCACCACTACCGAAATTTGTATTGGGTTCATTCAATCCTTCGATCCATTTAACCCCACATTCAGGATCGGCAGCTAGACTAATTATAGATGGAACATCGTTAGTTGAACCGTTAGCACCAACACATAACGTTACTTCAGTGCCAGGTATAGCAGTAACAATTTGACTTAGCCAATCTCGTTGCATATCTTCGCGTCCAGCGTAATGATATTCACGAATGCGAAATGCATGACCACTATCACCCAAGATATACTTCAATGCAGCAGTAACACTATCAGGGCGATAATCAGCCGGCCATGATCCCCATTGGTTATGTTCATCTAGCGAACTGAAAGTGTTTACGCCAAACAAACCAATCAGCGAAGCAATACGTTTCGCTTGAATACCATTAGTG